ATGCCCGACAGCAACCTTGTTTACTGCTTTGATCTTAGGGGCCGACTAGAGAATGGCTCATTCCGCGTAACCAAGTGGCCTAGTGTCAACTTCAAGTCTTTTGCTAGAGACAGGGATGGCACTATTTATATAGGAACTACAGACGGCATTGGTAAATACGATGGGTTTGATGACAACAACTCGTCTTATATTTTTCGGTATTCAAGCCCCGGCCTAACCTTTGGCGATCCATCAAAGATCAAGATTCTTAAAAAGATACGGCCGACGATTATTGGCGGTAACAACGTAGATATTGTACTTAGCTGGACGTATGACTTTTCGGTTCAGGCGAATACGTCGCGGTTTAGGGTGGGGTCTACGAATCCAGCTTTCTTTGGGGTGTCAGAATACACTCAGGCAGAATTTAGTTTAGGCGATCTAATTAGCCGCAAGTCTTTAAACTGTACGGGTAATGGCACTGTGATTACGGTAGGTTTGCAGACAGAAGTAAACGGCGCATCTATATCCCTGCAGGAAATGAACGTATTAGCATTAATAGGTAAGACGTTATGATTATGAACCCTATGCAGGCGGCTGGCTCTCAACAGCAGTTGGGCCAGACGTTTATTGACGACGAGTTGCAAGGGCTGATAAACCCTAGCCAAGGTTATAACCCATCAGGAAATTATGCTGGCTCTACGACTAGCGGGGGATATGACTATTCAGGCGTTTCATCTGGCTCTGTTGACCAAATGATTAATAGCATTGCTGGTAACGGGTTATTTGGCAGCATTTTTGACAATATAGGCCCCATAGCCTCCACTGCTGGTGGTCTTGCAAGCGTTCTGAATGCGTACAATCGTCTCGGATCGATCGGTGATTTTGCCAATGTTTCTGCGCGTCAGATCGGTGAAGACGCCTTTGCACGGTCGCAGTTCAAGCCATTTACCGTTACTACGGGCATGGGTTCTGGCATAGATGTTGGGGCCACAGGCGATGTTGCTGTTGGCTTAACGCCTCAAGAACAAGCTATTCAACAAAGTATGCTTACTGGCGCGCAACAATTTACCCAGCAAGCTATGACCCCTACTGCACAGCGCGAGCAGGAAGTATTTGATCGAATCCGCGCAACTCAACTTGCTGAAGAAGAACGTCAGCGTTTAGCTTTAGAGGAAAGATTATTCAATCAAGGCAGATTAGGCGTTAGAACAGCTATGTTCGGTGGTACACCAGAGCAGTTAGCACTGGCTAAGGCTCAGGAAGAAGCGCAGGCTAGGGCTTCACTGGCGGCTATACAGCAGGCTCAAGCAGAGCAAAGGCAACAAGCACAGTTAGGCACATCAATGCTGGGCGGCGCGTATGTGCCAGAAGCTCAAGCGTTGAATGCCCTACAGCGTGGCCTGCTGGCTTCTCAGTTGGCGCAACGTGGTCAGCTATATGGCACTGGCCTATTCGGTGAAGCCTCTATAGCGGGCCTAGACGCCCTTCTGGGGTCAGGTATTGGTCAGGCAGAACTGATGGGCAGGCTTGGAACTGGCTTGCTTGGCGGGGCCATGCAAGGCGCTGGTCAAGGGCAGGGCGGCATTCAAAGTATTATTAGCGAGATTGGTGGTCAAGTAGCACCGGGAATTGGCAGTTTTCTCACAGACTTAATTCCAGGATTGGGGGATTAATTATGGCTTTAACACTTAGTTCAGCAGCACGGCTTGCCAACCCTAACTTTGGCAACATCGAACAGCTAGGCCAGGATATTGGCTCTTTATCTGCCAGAAGGCGGCAGCGAGGTATGTTGACTGACTTGCTTGGCCCTGCATTAGACCCAATGGCTACGCCAGAGCAGTTGCAACAGTCTGCTATGGGTGCTTTGAACATGGGGCAGCAGGACTTAGCTTTGCAGCTCGGTGGAATGGCGTCACAAGCTGCTGAAAAAGCGAGATTAGAGGCGGCTAGAAAAAACCTTGAAAGGGCTGCGATTGTGAAAGCGGGTGCAAATACCGAAATTGCCTCCGCTCTTACAGGTGCGGACATTCCGACCTTGAGAGAGTATTTGATGGGGCAAAGCGAGCCTTTTACGTTAAGTCCTGGCGAGATAAGATATAGCGGTAGCACGGTTATAGCGAGAGGTGCTACGCCAACGCCAGATATTGGAACTACCATATCAGAGTGGATAAGCCCGGATAATCCAAATGAAGTGGTGTATCAAACCGTTCAGTCCAAAGACGGCAAAACATTGCAACTAGGGTCTAATATAGCTTTAACGGCAGAGCAACTTGATGGGCTTCAAAGAAAGCCAAAGCCAAGCCAAAATATTAGCGTAAGCACCGCACAGAGAGCAGACGAGGCTTATGCGGTAGAAGCCGCAGAAGGACAGGCAGAAAGGGATCTGGAAACGGTGGGACTAAGCGATACGGCGCTTACCACCTTAAATGATATTGCGGAAGCCCGCGCAGTATTAAGCAGAGTTGATGGCGGCGACATACTTGGATTTGCGGCAAAAGAAGCAAATACCGTAAAAAAAGCGCTAGTTGGCTTAATGGGGGCGTTGGGCGTATCAGAAGACAATAATGTTTATCAAAGTCTTGTAGCTCAAACGTCCGCTGTAGACATGGTAAACGTGTTTACACAAAATTTTGTTAGGCCAAGAATGGAAGCAACAAAAGGCGCTATTACAGAAAGAGAGTTTGATATCTTTATGGCTTCTGTGCCAAATCTCCTTCAGACAGAGGGCGGCTATAAACAGGTTTTAAGGTACATGGAAAGGGCTGCTACAGCACAGATTCTTCTTTCAAATCACTTGTCAGAAAATATGCAGAGCGGGAAAAAGGCTAGAGCGGCAAGAAGGCAGTGGGACAGCTTCAGCAGGCAGTTTCCTACAGTGGGTCTTAGCACGATTGCGATGACTGACTTATGGAAAGACTTTAAAAAAGATGGCTTTGATAAAAACAACATTCAGTTTGAATTTGACCACCCAAACGGTCAAGAGAGGGTGATACAAACATACGAACAGATTACAAAGCTTGCAGCGGGAAGAAAACCTCCTATTTCCACAGTGGAGCAGCTACGCCGACTTTTTGAAGACAGAAATGCCGCTTACGTTCCTTCTTCTTCAATTTCAGGAGGCTGATTATGTCTGAATACGATCCACTGCTAGACCCGATATTTCAGCCAACGCCTGAAGAGTTATCAGCCTCACCTCAAGAATTTTCTGATCCGTCAAATACTCGGAAGCCGCGGTTGCTGACGGACGATGAAGCGTTACAAGTGTTAAACGATATAAATGCGGAAGAAGACGAAAAAGAAAATAGGGCTACATGGTCTGAAGTCACAAAGTCTGGCCTGCTGAGGGCTGGCGCGGGAATACCCCAAACCTTCATTGCCCTAGCAGAAGGCGCAGGGCTTAGAGAGCCAGGGTCTACGGCGAACTTTACTAAACAAGTCCTTGCTTTGGAGCAGATGGGCGATATGGATACGCTCCAAGCAATTACCAGAGAAGCGTTAACGGATATTTTGCCTTTAGTAGCAGAGATTTATGCGACTAGGGGTGCAAAGTTGATGGAAGGAGTAAAGCGAACTGCCGGAATTGGCGCTACAGGCGGGTATTTCCGATTTATAGACAACCCAGATCAAGCGGCGGCAACAAGCTTAACAAGATTTCTTAATACTGGCACAAACAGCATATTGGGGCCGTTATTTTTTACAGCGGGAGTAGGGTTGGGAAGAGGTTTCAGCTATCTAACAGGTGGCAGGGGAAAAGCTCGGGTAGGAAGCTCGGATATTATGCCTGACTCAGCAACCCGTGAGGCTGCTGCCGAAACTATCGAAAGGGCTAATCAAGAGGGAATAGTCTTATCTCCTGGCGCTGCATCAATGAACCCTGCTGCGATTGCGAAAGAACTACAACAAGGCGGCAATTATTCAGAAGAAATGATAGCGTACCTTTCAGAAATAATCGGGTCAAACGCAAGAAATACCAATGAACTTATTGATGAGCTGGTATCCAAAATCGTCCCAGAAGGAAAGGGCTTTATACACAGAATTATTGGCGATCTCTATGAGGCGTCTAACAAGGACTTGATGCCGGTCGATGTTTTCAAGGGATTTCAAGAGAATCCAATTATTGAAGATATAATTAGAAAGACGTTAGGAAAGCCTGCAGACAAGGCTGCATACGAGTTATACGAGCCTACCTCAGTTGGTAGATTTCACTACTTGATAGATCAAGTGCAGAAGCAGATTGATGACCTTGGTGGAAAAGGGGATGTGGCGAACAATCTGATTAATCTCAAAAACTCCATGTTAGAGGCCGCAAAAGCCGCCTCCCCTAGATATGCAAAGGCCAACGACTTTTTTCAGCGTGAACAGACCGCTCTCGCGGTTGAAAAGGCGCTAAAGAGGAGAGGTGACGCAACATTTATTCCCTCCACAAATTCCGCTATGGACTTTGTCTCTGCGTTTAATGGCACTGAAGCTAAAAAAGAATTGATTTTTGGCATAGAAAATTTAAGCGACCCAAAACTCAGGAAAGAAGCCTTAGAAAGAATGGATTTTCTTCTAAAACTAATACCCCAAGTAAGCAAAATGGAGTCAACGCTAAAGAACTTTTTAGGCGCTTCGCCCAATCAATTTGCAGAAAGGGGCGTAAAGGAGACGGCAACCTTTTACACTCTGCTTAACTTCTTGAACACAAACAATAGAGAGGCGTTTGTCAGGTTTATGCTTGACCCATCAAAGTCAGCAGAACGGCTGCGGGAGTTAATGCCACCAAGGAATGCAACGTCAGAGGAAGCAATTAGGGCGTTTTCTCTGATTGCTAGTGACGTACTTGCTGAGCCAGCCGTTGAGTCGATATATGACGTTCCATATCGTGCGGAAGACCAGAAGACGCTGGAAACAAGCAGTATCCAGAGTAGGGCTAAAACTTATGACCGTTTATTACGCTCTGGTCGGCTTGAGGAGTTTATGGCGTCAAATCCAGAGGCTTATAAAACATTGAAAGCCGCAAGCAACGCTCGCGCTATAGCCTAATCCCAACTAACGAACTCTAACCACCCTGCTACACCCGCCGCCCTGTCATTCTCCATACGGGCGGCTTCTGCCTTGTAATGCTTGGCGATCTGCTTGGCTTCTTTGTTCATCCGTTTACCTAACTTAATGTCCTCGACCTTCTCCCTCAGTATCTCCAAGGCCCCTTCGCCATAAGTCTCGATGTAATGACGGTAGAAGTAATCAGGGTTGCTACCAAACTTCTGATGACAGCCATAACAGTGGGCAAAGGCATTCATACCATCGTATCTAACACCCTTCTTGGTCCTGCCAAAGTAATGGCTGCAGTGCAAAGCCATACTGCTTTCTTCATGTTTCTTGCCACACCCCTGACAAGTAAAGTCATTTCGCATCCTGACGCACCGGCTAAACCAGTGGTCTGCTGCTGTACGCTTTAATTTCATATCAATCCCCGCAAAAGCATGGGATCGTCTCATCCCCTGCCAAATCCAATTGTCCCTGCTCTCTGACAATGACTTGCATCTGTGCATAGCTGGGCCGGTCGTTACGCCATAATGCCCCTGATTGTTGGCTGGCAGGGACTTCACGCTCCATCTTGGCCCACCAATCTGCCCTGCTAGGGCGTTCCACTATCAAGGATTCAATCAGATTTGCACCTTTTAGATAGCATAAGTCGCAGTTGCCATGAGGCGTTACACCGTTGACGTTTGGTAGTTCAAGATCAAACGGTTGCGTAGCCCAGAACGAAACCACCGTTTCTTTGGTAACGCCATCATTGACTAGCGGCTTTCGGTGAGGTGGCATTTTTGCCGCTCTTCTCTGTTCGTCGGCTCTAATGCCAACAATCGCCATATCCTCTCCTTCTGCCAAATCTTTGCAATGATTTCTTGACATAAGATAGCGCGAGATCGTTTTAATCTTCATCTCAATCGTGCAGAACCTAGCAACAGGATTAGGCAAATACCTCTTTGCGTGTATCAACGCCTCAAATGGCTCGCCATTCCTAGCGGCGGTATCAAAATCCACAACCTTAAACCGATCCTTGGTTTCCTCTGCCCACTGATACTCAAGCCAGACAATAGGCACATCCCATTCTTTACTGCATCGATCCACAAACCTAAGCGTTGCTTCCTCTTCTTTTCCGGTGTTTGCAAAGGTGACGATACAGTCATCTGGCAGGCCGTCATTAGCTTCTATAAACCGCCATAGCATATAGGCGCTAGTCCTGCCGCCACTGAAGCTGATGCAGGATGGCTCTGTCAGCTTAAAAGGATTCATCTTTTGGCCCCGCATAGCGGATTATCTCCAGAGGCTTCTCATCTATGTCCTTGAGCGGCTTGGTACTCAGATCCATCATTATGGCTACGTCTTCCTCTAGTCGCTTTGCCATAGATTCTGCGGCTTCTACGGCTAGTTGTGCGTCATTCTTCATAACTCATCCTTTTTAGTGTATTTCAGGAAGCCAAGGCGAATGCCCCTGTATAGCCATGCCCTGATAGAAATAAAGATATTTGATTGCCGCCATCCTTAATTCTTCTGGTTGTTCTGTATCAGGGTGATTGACCAGAAAATGCAGCGTACAAATTAGGGCATGATAAATTTCACCATCGCCTTCGCCTATTAGTGACTCAAAGTACTCGCTCTCAGCGACAAACTTCAAGGTTGCGTCTTCTGGGTCTTTATCGAGCTTTCTTTTGAAACTTTCTGCTATGTCATTTTTCATAACTCATCCTTTATTGATTGTGGAAACGGGACATATATCCCCTTCTTCTCTGAGAGCCACCGTACAAGCACCTCAGCGGCTTCGCTGAGTTCCCTGCCGGTTAGCTTGGTGGTAGACGTTTTTTGGTACATGGCCTTAATAATGGGCTTGTAGAGCATTTCCTTGACCAGCCCCTCAGTAAACGGGATTTCTATCTGTTCATTGAAAGGGTGCTTGTTGGAATAACCAGCATCGTTAAGTTGTTCTGACATTTGTCGAAACCATAGGTGCATGGCATTGTTCTGTCGCTCAGTCCTGCCTGCTGCCTTGATTGAGTACAGGTTATAGCTGCCTTGGCTGAACTGATCTTTAACAAAGTCTATAAAGAACTCCAGTTTTTCCTGGCTATCTACAATCCACCTATGCCCGTCCATTTTCACCCCTAAGACACCCGTTCTTGTTGTATCCATTCCATCAAAGCGCCTAGCGGCCTTAAGTGTTCCCGCCCTACAAACCAGCCAGAACCATGTCCTAGGTCTTTTTCCACCATGACCTCTTGAGCCTGTGTAACGCCGATACAGCCAGGAATATCAAACAGCTCATCTTCTTCTGTCTTGCAAACCAGCACCGCTACTTGCCAATCGAACTTTGAGTGCTTTGCGAAAAGCAGATTACCCTTGGGGGAGAATGTCCCCTTTACCTGAACCCGCAATTCTCTTTTGCCACAGTCCACATATATGTCAGTGCCTAAATCTGGCCCCATCTCGCTGAAGCCGTGACTCATTCCTAATGCCTTTCTAACAACAATTTCTGAATGAACACCTAACAGCTCTACGTCCAAGTCCGATCTATTGGTATCCACCCTCATGTTAGGTATGCCAATGTCCCGCGACATATGAGAAGCCGTCCTAGCCATTCGGATAGACATATCAAGTTCTGATGTCTTTAGCCTGACTTTCATGGATTTTCAGCCAAAATAAAAATGTCAATGAAATCAAGAATATGCCCACTTGGCCCACTTGGCCCCACTTCTGGGGGGCGGCCCCCTAAAACAGGGGCAAAGTGGGCAATGTGGGCAAACCGATGATTTTGTTGAAGTTTTTTTAGCGCCACTTTTCACCCTGCCAACGGTAATGTTTTGCATTGTTTGTAGGATTTCTTCTAAGTGTCAATATGTTGTTTTTCAGCAAGTCCATGCAGTTTCGCAGGGTCTTTTTTGTGCATTCGTTAGGGTTTAAATCTTCTTCGTTCAACATCCTGAACAATTCAGCCTGACTGTATTCGGCCCCACCCTTCATTACGGACTCCAGGAACAGCACTTCGTCTTCATACTTGGCAAACGCCTTGCCGACATTGATCTGTGACATCTGTTTTTTCTTCAGGTCACTGATGTCATCCTCATCCAAAAACTCAACGGAATCTACAGACTCTTCGTACCCTACTGTTTCATTGGTCTGCCTATATCGGAACCCGCCAGAGAATGAAATTTGCCTACGATCCTTTTCGTTAATCACCAATAGTTCTTGATAGTCTGCAAACTTGTCGTTCAAGGGGTCCAACCCATACATATTGTCAACGTCAGCTTTAAGATCGCCTACGCCCTCGTATATCAAGCGGCCGTCTAACGACCGATGCTTGTTGCAATGGCCTAACAGAATCACTGTGCCGCCTCT